TCCATTTGTGCCTAAATACCCAGTTATTTCAACCCCACCAGAGTCGCCAATCTGCATGGTCACAGGAGAAGTTCCATTAGTGCTTACACCCTCAAACATCACAGTAATACGCTTACACCACGCAGGGATGCCAGTGAAGTCAATTGATGTTCCACTGGTAGATGCGACAGCAGTAGCCTGCACAATCCTCTGCAACTGCGCCCGAGACGCATTGCTGTCAGTGCCAAAGAATTGACCGTTGTATTCAATCTGCCCAGATGCGGCAGTGACCAGCGTGTCAGAAGTTAAAGCAAGTATTGACATAATCAACCCTCTAGTAAAAGATTTACGGTTCCGGCATCGAATGTGTCAGTGCCGTTGACTGTGGTGATGCGGACTCGGTCAAGAGTTCCACCAAGCGTAATTTGTCCTGCGCCTTGCCAAACTCTAGTATTAGTAGAACTTTGAAAAATAGTTGAGCCAACGTATAAATTACTTCCTAACAAAGTAAATACATACTGCCCAGTTAATTCTTCTGCCGCAAGGTCTGAATTCATTAAAAAACCAGTAGTGGCAGAGGCAACAACAGTAGCATTTGTGCTATAAATTAAAGAACATGAAGACTTATAGCCAGTTGTAACGACTCCACCTGTTGTTCCTAATTGCATTTGTTTAAATGAAGTTCCGCTTGTACTCACACCAGCAAACATTACAGTTACGCGCTTCACCCAACTTGGCAGACCTGTAAAGTCAATGCTTGTACCTGATGTAGACGCAACCGCTGTTGCCAATGTATTGACAGCACTTGTCGCAGTGGCGGCTTGAAGCGTCAGCGTGTTTGTACCAGCAACAAGGGGCGCTGATACTGTGATAGCCCCGCTGGTGTCTCCTGAGATAACGACTGATGACATATTTTTCCTTTAGGTCTAAAGCACAACCCACCTTGCACCACTTGGAATGGTGACGGTGATGCCGCTGTTGATGGTGATAGGGCCAACACTGTGCGCGTTGTTGGAAGAGCTTAGTGTGTAGTTCGTTGTGACGGTGCGCGTGTTCTCATAGAACACGGTATCAGCACCGCCACCAGTTGCACCGCCGCCCACTGAAGACCAGACAGTGCCGTTATAGCCTTCAAACTTGTTGAGGGTTGTGTTGTATCGGAGTTGACCGGCTGCTGGTGAGCCTGGCCGCTGTGCCGTAGTGCCTGACGCAATCTTGATGGCATCGGTTGCCGATACAGTGAATGTGCCTGATACAGACGCTGTACCGGCCACCGACAATGTCTTGCCTGAACCAATGTTCAAGCCGACTGATGTGCCAGTGCCGTTTGCAGTAAACACCGCATCAACACTATCCAAATCGGTGTTGATCTTGCTTCCCCAAGTGTCAGTACTTGCGCCTACCTCTGGCTTTGTCAGCAGTAGGTTACTTGTGGTGGTATCTGGCATCTTTAAATCTCCTTACGCGGCTTCTTGCCAAGTGATTGAATTGTCTGCTAAATCCGTCCAGTTTTCTGAGGTGTCTGAAACTGGTGTCCAAGATTCCGAGGAATCAGGCACTACGCCCCATCCGAAACCGATCAGCGTGCCAACCGATCCGGCAAGGCTCACGCCACTGATATTCACAACAACAGAAAAGCTGAAAGTGATTGTGCCAACTTCCCCTGTACCTTCAACGCCTGTGATGTCTTGAAGTGTAAGAACCGCGCCGATCACCGTTCCAACACCACCAGTAGCGGCATTGCCTGTGATGATTGGTGAAACAAATAGTGAGTTGACAGCGCCAGTGGCTGAATTGCCAGTAATGGCAACAGTTCTATTGATGCCGACTGTGCCTACATTGCCGGTGGCGATCGTGCCATCTTCTTGAATTGATCGGCTCGCTAGTAGCGTGCCAACGGCAACAGTGGCTGAATTGCCACTGATGACAACATTGCCTATGCCATAGACACCAAGTCCGTAATAGCCTGTTCCATAAGCAGCCATGCCGCTGCTCCGGTTAAGCCAACCGGATTAGGCCGGTACTGGCATCATTGGTGGGCATTGTCAGCGTGAATGTTCCAGCAGTCACGGTCTGACTGCCAAATGTATGTACGCTAACCGCTTTGTTTGATTGGGTTGAGTTGTAGATCAACACGCAATCAAAGGCAGTTGATAAAGTAACTGCGGCATATGTGATGCTGGCGCTTGGCGTGACAAACGCTGTCGTGCCACTGGTGCTCGGTGCAGTGCCAAATGTGACGGTGACACCGCCTGCGGTATAGCCTGAGCCTGATACCTCATCGGTGGTGCTGTAGGCTGTAGTGGCAGCGTTGACAGTGGCGCTGGCTAAGTACAGAGCCGCCTTGAAAGTGTCTGCTGTGGTGGCAGCGCGAATAACGCCAGTGCCGAAATTGTGATGACCGACAAGCAGTTCACCTTTGAAACTTGTACACATAGCCTGAGTATTCGCCATGACTTAATCCTTATCCAATTGCAGCCGCCACACCATCGGCAGCGACATTTTGTTTCAACACAACATGGACTGATCTGTGTACCAGTTCGTCATCCAAACGATATTCAACCCAACTGATGATCTCTTTGTCGCTCTCAGTTGATCCGACAGACTTTTGCAACAAGGACTCGTCCATGTCGCCTTTGGTGGTGGTGATCATCATCCGAATGTCCTTGCTCTTGCCAAGATTGCGCCGCCAGAGGTTGATCCACGGTCATCAGCAGTCTGCAACTGCTCTAAGCCAGCAGCATATAACGATGACCACACATTGATTCTCGCATCATCCTGTAGGTAAGGCGCGGCCTGTAAAAGTGAACCGTACAAATAAATATCAGGCGCTTGCGTCAGCAGAAAATTAGTGGCAACAGTCGATGACAACTTAGTCAACTTGGCGTAGTAGACCAACTCTGCGGTGTATGCGCCATCAGGAATTGGCAACAGTCGGAATTGATTTCCCACCACGCTGAAATACAGTGGCTTGCCGCTGGACAAGTAGGTGGTGTTGGACAGCGAGTCCATGGCATCAATCGTCTGAAACTGCAATGCAGTCACTGGATTGGTGTCGAGCTTGATGGATTTAACTTCCAAAAAGTCATCAGGCACTGTGCCGTACTCAGCAGCCGCAGCAAATGAGGCAGTGGCACGCACAATCATCTGTCGTGTGCGTAGCTGACGCTCCATCTGTGCCTCGGCCAGACTGATGAAGTCAGGAATAACTGAAGTCAGATCAGACCGATTAAGCCAATCGGCCAGCGATGTCTTCAATTCTGTGTAGGTACTCAATGCCATTAGACGGCCTCTTTTTCAAGCTGTTCTTTCATCACCCAAGTGTGCTCATGTCTGAATTCAAATGTGCCAATGTGTCCAATCTCTTTCGAGACATCATGGTCAATATACACCTTGAATCCAAGTTCTTGCGCCTTCTTGCAGAAGAACACATCCTCGCCCATGTAGCCGCGAGTGTCGTACTGCCACGGCATATCAAACCATGGCTCAGACATACCCTGAAACACTTCGCGTTTGATTAGCATCACGCCAGTACCAACCGAGCCAACTTCTTCCAATCCAGTGGACTCAGGCATGGTGTAAACCTGTTGGCGCTTGCCGTTCTCATCGTAATTCTGCGCTGTTGGTCCTGTCGGCATCCGGCGCCGAGCGCAGTTTGTAGCCACGATGTCCACATCATGCGCCAGCAATCTGCCGATCATGTCTTGTGGGAAAGTCATGTCGGAGTCGATAAATAGAATGTGGCTGCAACCCTCACGCATTGCGTCCAGACACAAATCAGCACGCTGATTCTGTATCAGTGTGCCTTGCAAGAGCTTGAGGCTGACGGCATCAGTGGTGTTGAGCGTGTGATACGCCACCATGTTTACTAAACAATATGTGTAGTTGGTGTGGACTTGATCACGCGCTGGAGTACAAACCGCTATGTATTTCATGCTTTCTCCAAATGTTTCCATAGATTGCCGTTTTTGATTTCACGAATCATTGATGCTGAATAGTTAAATTTAGCAGCCAACTTTATAGATGTTTCCAAGCTAGATTTAATTTCACGCACTTGATCTTCTGTTAATTTTGCATTGCCATGATTGATGCCTTTGGCTTGTCTGTTTTTTAGCATTTTGTCCGTCATATTATTTTGTTGTGTTCCTATAAAAATATGATCTGGATTTACGCAGCACCTTACATCGCAATGATGTAAAGCCATCATTCCACTAGGTATAGTCCCATGCTTTTGCTCGTATGACACTCTATGTGCATAAAAAGGCTTTTTGCCAGAGCAAACTCTGCCATACCCACTTTTTTCAATTGTGGACATCCATATCCAGCAACCAGATTCTGGTATTCGGGTTATGTTTCTTTCTATTTTTTCAGAAAGAGGAATTCTTGGTCTTGCCATCAAACTTTACCTGGTCTTACTCTGAAAAACCTGTTGTCAAAATCGTTTAACCATTTCTTCATGTAAACCGGATCATCAATCTTGCCCTCGGCCTTCAACTGAAAGTAAATGGACTCAGGAATGCTGGCAACATGATGCCATTCACCCTTCCAATTTGCTTTGTTGTCGATGGTGGCAAAGTCGCGCTTGTTGGCCTCAATGACAGCAGTCAAATCCTGAGTTGTCTGAATCGTTGCCTCATCAGTGTCCTCGTTGTAGTGCCAAGTGCGTGTGATCCCTTTGTCAGGGCTTGCATCAAAAAATCGTTTTTCCATATAAGTAAGGGGAGGATTTCTCCTCCCCTTTTTCCTCTCAGTCGATTAAGAAGTAGACAAGTCAGCGCAAAGGCCGTGAGCGTTTTCAGCCAAGACTTTGTGGCCGAATTCGATCAACA